AGCGATACTCAGAGAAAACTGGTAAACGACTTAAGGATAAGGTCACTGTATTCAACGTGGGTTCACGACAACAAGTGGCCGACAGGCTTACAGCTAAGGGTGCGATATGGACGGAACTCACTGCGACGGGCAAACCGGTTGTTGACGAGAAGACGCTTAAAGAGAATCATCATGTTCCCGAAGCGAAACAAGTACTGGAATACCTCTTACTCCAGAAGCGGTACGCTCAAGTCAACTCGTGGCTAGATCACGTACAGGACGACGGGAGGGTACACGGAAGGGTCACTACTAACGGTGCTGTAACCGGACGTATGACTCACCAGAACCCAAACATGGCACAGGTTCCATCAGTTAACTCTGAGTTTGGCAAGGAGTGTCGTGACTGCTGGATAGTACCAGAGGGACGCAAGCTAGTGGGCGTTGACGCTAGTGGACTAGAACTACGGATGCTCGCTCACTACATGGGCGACGAGGAGTTTACAGATGTCTTGCTTAGAGACGACATTCACACCAGAAATCAGCTTGCTTCAGGGCTTGCAACACGACCTCAAGCTAAGACTTTCATCTATGCTTTCCTCTACGGGGCAGGAGACGCAAAGATTGGAAGCATCGTCGGAGGAACGGCAAAAGATGGCAATGCGCTTAGGACACGCTTTCTACGAAATACACCTTCTCTTGAAACTCTACGAGAACGAGTTGGATCTGCTTCTAGGAAAGGATACCTCGTCGGATTGGACGGACGGAAACTCTGGGTCAGATCAGAACATAGTGCACTGAACACGCTCTTGCAGTCTGCCGGTGCAATCATTATGAAGAAGGCTTTGGTCTTGCTTGATGACTACGCAACACAACACAACATTGACTACAAGTTTATAGGGAACATACACGATGAGATACAATCGGAGGTGGCTACAGAACAAGCAGAGAAGTTTGGCTGGCTCGCAGTTGAGTGCATCAAGGCGGCTGGCATATCGTTTGACCTCAGATGCCCCCTTGACGGAGAGTACAAAGTCGGATCAACGTGGTCGGAGACACACTGATGGAGCAGATGGACCTGTGCCTAGAAGATGACCACTATGATTTAGGTGACGGAATCAAGGAATGTAGCAAGTGCAAACAAAAGCTCTCACTACAACACTTTTCTCGCCACTCAGGAGGAAACTATCTCAGACCAGAGTGTAAAAAGTGTAACAACGAACTTAGCAAGGTCAGAGACAGGCTAAAGAAAAAACACGGTATGCCAGAAGAAGGATACACCTGTCCGATATGCTTAGGCACAGAGGAAGATGTCAAGGGCAGAGGGAACACCAAGAACGGATCGTGGGTTTTAGACCACTGCCACGAAAAAGAAACCTTCAGGGGGTGGCTGTGTCACAAATGTAACAGGTCTTTGGGAGGCTTTGATGATGACATAAATATGTTGGAACGGGCCATAGAATACTTAGAGGAGTCAAAATGAACAAACTTTACTCACTGGTAGACGACATTTACAAGGTAGTGTCTACCAAAGAAGTACCAGAGGACGTTGACCTGTACGATGAGATTGACCGCTTTGGTGAGAACTGCAAGCGACTCATGGCAAACCTGTTCACAGAGAAGCGTGACGGACGCAAGCTACGTATGTCTAACATCGGGCGTGATGACCGTTACCTCTGGAACGTAGTGAACAACTCTGACGTAGAAGAGGAGATGACGCCTAACACCTACGTCAAGTTTATGTACGGGCATCTGATAGAAGAGATGCTATTGTTTTTAACTAGACTATCAGGACACGAGGTGACTGATGAACAGAAGAAGTGTGAGGTTCAGGGCATTACAGGCTCTATGGATTGTAAAATTGACGGTGTTGTCACAGATATTAAGTCTGTCTCGTCTTTTGGGTTTAAAAAATTCAAGGACGGAAGTTTGGCTTATGATGACCCGTTTGGATACGTTGCTCAAATTAAAGGGTATGCCCATTCGGAAGGTGAAACCAAGTTTGGTTGGCTAGCGATGGACAAACAGAACGGACACCTGACGTACCTCATGTACGACTCTGAGGACACACAGGCTCCCGTTCACGAAAAGATTGGCTACGACATAGAGGAGCACATCAAACGTGTAAAAAAGTTAGTGGAGCAACCGGAGCCGCCAGAAGTTTGCCACGAAACCGTACCAGATGGCAAAAGTGGAAACAGAAAGCTCGCAGTCGGTTGTTCTTACTGTCCCTACAAGTTTACCTGTTGGCCCGAAGTAAGAACCTTCATCTACTCAAGTGGTCCAAGATATTTAACAGAGGTGGTCAATGAGCCGAAGGTCACGGAAATCCAAGCTGGGTAACTTTAGGTCGGAGTTTGAGAGAGATGTCGCAACGCAGTTACAACCATTTGGCTTTAGCTACGAACCGTTCCAAGTCCCGTACAGGATCGAACGGAAGTACACACCAGACTTTGTGTACGAACTCAACGGACGAACGTACCTCATTGAGTGCAAAGGATATTTTAGAGCAGGAGACACGCAGAAGTATAGAGCGATCTCTCAGTGTCTCCCAGAGACGCAAGAACTCATATTTGTACTGATGAAGCCAAATCAGAAAGTGAGTAAAAGTACCAAACTTACTATGGCAGAATGGTGTGACAAGCACGAGATTTTATGGTATAATATAGATACGCTTAAGGAGTTGGTTAGTTATGTCTCTGACACTAGAAGAAATTAAGGAACGGCTGTTGAGGTTGTATGATCCTGACGATCTTCTGGAAGCCTTGCAAATATCATCTGAAGAAATACTAGACAGGTTTGAGGACAAACTAATCAAAAAGATAGAGGCTTTTCACGAAGAACTAGAGGAAGAAGAGGGAGAGTATGCAGAATGAGTGGACTACTTATTTGGATAAGCATGGTAACGTTATAAATCACGGATCTTTAGATAAAGCTAAACCAGAGGAATGTCCGAAAATGCACTTTAAATTAACAGCCAAAGATCATCACGATGCTACTCTCATGGGTCAAGATACTGTCAGGCTCTGCGAAATGCAGGGTATTGTCCCTAGGATGAAAGACAAGAAAGGCATGGATACGCGAACTAAAAACAATGTACTCGCGTTCAAAGCAGAGTTTTTATTCGCTCGTTTGTTTAATTTACCACTGCCTGTTGTGAATGTTTTGTCTGACGGTGGAATAGACTTCTGGTTGGGCGAAACATCAGTAGATGTTAAATGTAGCTCGTATACGGACGGCCCCTTAATTTTTGACGATGAAAAATCTTTTGCCGCTGACTTTGCAGTACTATACGGGGCAACTGATGATCCTAAAGTTTTAAAGCTAAACGGCTGTATTGACAGGAACACTTTCTTTAAAAAAGCCTACAAAAAAGACTTTGGCTACGGAGAAAGATTTGTAATGAGGGCTGACAGTCTAGACCCTATAGAAAAACTCTGGAGAGTTTACGTTGAAAAAAATCTGATGGAGAACAACAATGAGTATTGACGGCGCTACGCCAGAAGATTGGGACAGAGTGTCTAAGACAGCTATAGGCAAGCTGTATCACCCAAGCGACAACCACAACCCCGTGACACAACCCGATCACTACAACAAGGGAGCGATAGAGGCCATTGAAGCGATCAAGGCGTCCATGCACCCACAGGAGTACAAGGGTTACCTCAAGGGTAACTGCTTGAAGTACCTTTGGCGTTACGAGTACAAGAACGGTGTAGAGGACTTGCGGAAAGCTAAGGTCTACCTAGAGTGGTTGATCAAGGAGGTAGGACCGTGAAAGTAGTAGAAGGCAAGTTCGGTAACAAAGATGAAGACAAGAAGGAGATCACCACATCAGAGTTTCTATCAGCGTTTGTAGTCAAAGCACTGCAACACGAGGAGGAGGGACGAAAGGTAAAGGTGGCTGTTGTGATGTACGAAGACGGCGAGATGTTTGAAGTAGCGTCCAACGAGCAGTATCCTGATGGGGTGTACATGCTTCTGCAAATGGCGGCACAGGCAATCATTAACGAAACACTAGGAGTAACAGAATGAAAGTGACAGACGTTACAATTAAGAAAGCATCCAACGGGTACATCTTGGATTGGTACGACAGCGACAGTAACACAACCATACACGCTACCTTTGAAGAAGCCGTAGCACAACTACAGGAAATCTTTGAGGAGGCATGATGGACGCATATCA